ACAGTTCCGTGTTGAGTTTGAGTGTGAGTTCTTAGGATCTGTTGATACTTTAATTGCACCATCTAAACTTAAGACTATGGTGTATGATGAACCAATTAATAAAGGTAAAAGAGGCGGAGAAATATATGAAAATCCTATACCTAAACATAATTATTCAATTACGGTAGACGTTGCAAGAGGCGTAGAGAAAGATTATTCTGCGTTCATAGTATTTGACACTACAGAGTTTCCATACAAAGTTGTTGCTAAGTATAGAAACAACACTATCAAACCAATGTTATTCCCTAGTGTCATCGTAGATTTTGCTAAGGCATACAATGATGCTTTTGTCTTATGTGAAGTAAATGATATAGGAGATCAGATTGCATCTATATTATTCTATGATATGGAATATGAAAACGTATTGATGACTGCTATGAGAGGTAGGGCTGGACAAGTGTTAGGACAAGGTTTTTCTGGCAGTAAGGTGCAATTAGGAGTAAAGATGTCTAAAACTGTTAAGAAAGTAGGTTCACTAAATTTAAAAACTCTCATAGAAACAGATAAACTTATAATTAAAGACTATAATATTATTGCAGAACTCACAACCTTTATTGAAAAATCAAATTCATTTGAAGCAGAAGAAGGATGTAATGATGATCTCGCCATGTGTTTGGTAATATTTGCATGGTTGGTAATGCAAGATTATTTTAAAGAGATGACAGATGATGATATAAGAAAGAGAGTGTATGATGATCAAAGAGATCAGATAGAGGCAGACATGGCGCCATTTGGATTTATACAAGATGGTGTATCCGAGGAAACTTCATTTGTTGACAATGAGGGTGATAGATGGCATGTTGATGAATACGGAGATAGATCTTTCATGTGGGATTACTTATGATCAGTCCAACAGAAGTAAACGAATCACTTAATGATTTGAGGCCATACATCGAGGCAGATGGTGGATACTTAGAGTTTGTAGAGATTGATTACAATTTAGAAGAAAATATGCGAATGTATTATGGTGTGAGAGAAGGAGAGGAAGCTGCAGTAGTAAAAGTAAGATTACATGGTGCCTGTTCCACATGTGCTATGAGTTCTCAGACATTGAAGATGGGCATAGAAAGACATCTTACTATGAAGTTTCCAGAGATAGTGGGTGTAATCCAAGTAGAATAATGGAATTAGATGATCCAGTTCTTTTTCTGCATGAAAGAAAATGTAGGGTATGTGGTAAAACTTACTCACTGACAGAGGGATTCTATCTGTCTAGGAAGAATAGAGGAGAGAAACCTTCCTCATATTCATATGAATGTAAGAGATGCACCATTGACAGAGTGAAAAAGAAAAGAAGAAGAGATAAGCCAGACGTATATCCTGATTGGTAGAGGGTTCATGTATCGTTTCCCCAGTGGAAAAGTAGTAATTTCTAAATAATAACAGAGAAAACAACTGAGATCTTCGAGGAACACTAACATGACGCTAAATCTAGTATCTCCAGGCGTTAAGGTAAGAGAGGTAGACCTAACAGTAGGAAGGATTGACGGCATCAACGATCAAGTTGGCGCTATCGCTGGACCTTTTGCAAAAGGACCTGTCAATGAACCAGTTTTAATTGAAACTGAGCAAGACTTACTTGAAACGTTTGGTAAACCATACTCTTCCGATGCTCAATATGAGTACTGGATGACTGCATCTGCATACCTATCATATGGTGGGGTATTGAGAGTATTGAGAAGTACAAACCCAATGCTATCCAATGCTAACGCACCTGTCGGTGTTGCGGTAACAAACTTGACAATCAAGTCACAAGAAGATTACTACAATAACTTCAACAATTTAGCACAATCATTCTTATACGCTTCAAGATCACCTGGCTCATGGGCTAACGATCTTAAGATTTGCACTATTGACTCACAGGCAGATCAAAGGTTAGCTATTGGTACAGAAGGACTTTCTGTTGGATTTGCGGTTACTGCTGGATTCTCAACAAGTATTGCTAAGTTAGATGGTACAGTTGGTATCGAAACAGGATACATCAAAGGTATTATCACTGGAGTCAACGACGGTTCTATTGATGTCAAAATTGTTTCAAAACACAATGTATCAACAGATGTCTGGAGTGCAATAGACTACGAGGAAGGATCTGGAACTGCTGCCTTCCAAGGATATGATGATGGTATCTACAATGCTTTCTTCAGTGCTGCAAATGATGTCAACCATCCAAACAGAGTTAAGATCTTTAACAATAGTGGTAACTCTGTACAAGTTGAAAGAACTCGTTTTACTGCTGCAATAGGTATCGGTTCTACTGTGATTGCGTTCGGAGATGACTTCGCAACAATTAAGTCTGAACCAGGCGATACAATTAAGTCTCTTAACGGAACATACTCTGGTACTATTGTTTCACTACCAAGTTTCGGTGGTACTCAAGAAGTTGTTATGGACACTGCAGCAACTGTTGCATTTGCTAACACATCCTTCATTGTTATGTCTGGTATTGATAGTGGAATCTATCTAAGACAAGGCAACACTGCTACCGATTGGTACAATCAACAAACTCTAGGTCTATCAAACAGCACTGTTTTCTGGAGTCAGATTGCAGAACGTCCTTCTACATCTGAATACGCAAAAGGTAGAAGTTCTAAGTATGACGAAATGCACCTTGTAGTCGTAGATGACACAGGTAAAGTCACTGGTTCTGCTGGTAACATTGTAGAGAAGTGGGTAGGATTATCCAAGGCAACAGACGCTAAGGTATCTCCATCTACTAACATCTACTATAAAGATTACCTTGCACAGTTCTCCAACTACGCATTTGTTGGTGCTGCACAAACAGGTATTGGTCTAAAACATACAATGTTGAGTGGATACACAATCGATTCAACTGGTGTTTGGGCTCAAGAAACTCAGGGAGTTACATTCAACGGATCTGGTCCTAAGATCTATTCACTATCAAACGGAATGGATTACGGTGGAACTGGAAGATTCAAGTGTGAATTAGGAGACATCGTTAGTTCCTACACAGTTCTTGATAACCCTGCTGAGTATTCAGTTAACTTCCTTATTCAAGGTCCTTCAAGTGGAGACTCCATCTATGAAGCACAGGCTAAGGCTAACAAGTTAATCCAAATTGCATCAAGTCGTAAAGATTGTATCGCATGTATTTCACCTTACAGACAAGGTGTTGTTGGTTTAACTAACACTGATCAACAAACAAGCAATATCGTATCATTCTACGATAGTTTGACATCCAGTTCATATGCAGTATTTGACTCTGGTTATAAGTACACCTTTGACAGATTCAACAACACATTCAGATATGTACCACTAAACGGTGACATTGCTGGATTGATGGCAAGAACATCTATTAACTCATTCCCTTGGTTCTCCCCTGCTGGAGCTCAAAGAGGTTCAATTAATAATGCTCTTAAACTTGCATACAACCCATCTCAGGGACAGAGAGATACTCTTTATCCTAAGAGAATCAACCCTGTAATCTTCTCTCCTGGCGCTGGTATCGTTCTGTTCGGTGATAAAACTGCACAGAAAGAAGCATCTGCGTTTGACAGAATCAACGTTCGTCGCTTGTTCTTAACAATCGAAGGAACTATCGAGAGAGCTGCAAGATCACAGTTGTTTGAATTCAATGACGATTTAACAAGAACTAACTTCTTGAATATCGTTGAACCATATCTTCGTGATGTTAAGGCTAAGAGAGGTATTACTGACTTCGTGGTCATCTGTGATGAGACCAATAACACAGCGGATGTTATTGATTCAAATACCTTCAAGGCAGACATCTTCGTGAAGCCTGCACGTTCTATTAACTTCATCGGACTAACATTCGTTGCAACTAGAACTGGCATCAGCTTTGATGAAGTTGTAGGTTCCGCCTAACTTTACTAAATAAACCGAAGAGGACTTAAGAAATGGCAACTAAAAATGCGCCTGGATTAGATACAAGAACCATTGATGACTTTAAATCGAAGCTCGTCGGTGGTGGTGCTCGCCCTAACCTGTTTGAGGTAGAATTAGTTTTCCCTCAAGGATTAGGTGAACAATCAGCTGAAGAAAGAGGTAGATTCCTTGTTAAGGCGGCAAACCTCCCTGCATCCAACATCAACGTGATTGACGTTCCTTTCAGAGGAAGGAATTTAAAGATCGCTGGTGACAGAACATTCGATGTCTGGACAATCACTGTTATTAACGACACTGATTTCCTCATCAGAAATGCTTTTGAAAGATGGATGAACGCAATCAACAAGCATGACAATGCTACTGGAGAAGTAACACCTTCTGATTATCAAACAGATATGTATGTTAACCAGATCGGTAGAGCTCCTGTTGCAGAGGGTCTTGGTGGATCACAGACAAACCAACAGAAACTTCCTATACTTAGAAAGTATAAGTTCCACGGAACATTCCCAACTAATGTAAGTGCAATCGAACTTTCATACGATCAAACAGATTCTATCGAAGAGTTCACAGTTGACCTACAAGTTCAGTGGTGGGATGTTTTTGATGGTAATAGTACTCCACTATTGACAAATCAATCAATTGATTCAACAGGTCCTGACGCAGACTTTAGCACAGTTAGATAATTAGTGTTATAATATAACATATAAATAACTGGGAATAGCCCAGTATTAGTGAGTTAATGGCTAAATTATTTGGTTTTAAAATAGAGAGGGATGACGAGAAGAACAAAGGCGTTGTCTCTCCTGTACCCCAAACGAACGAAGATTCGTCAGACTATTATGTGTCTAGCGGATTTTATGGGCAGTACGTTGACATTGATGGCGTATTTAAGTCAGAGTTTGAGTTAATAAAAAGATATAGAGAAATGGCATTACATCCAGAAGTGGACTCTGCCATTGAAGATATAATAAATGAAGCAATAGTTTCAGACCAGAATGATTCTCCTGTCGA